CGCTGGAAATGCGCTGGATGGCCTGCAGCGAATTGACGTAGAACGAAAAGTACGTCGAATCCGCGACCCACAGATCAGGCTTGTCGCTTCCGCGAACGAGGGACAGAGCCAGCGTCGTCATGTACTGTTGGATGTTCGCCGCGCTTACAGCCGCGCCGCCATCCGTCGCTCCGCTATAGCTCTGCGACTGCCAGAACGTCCAAGTTGCCCGGTCGATACCGCCGTAAGTGCCGCTCGTGGGCGTGTCTGGTACTGCGAGGGCGAGCCCCGTGAGGTTCTTGCCGCTATTGCCGGTGCCGTCCTGATAGCAGTCGTAGTCGATGCGGTTGGCGAGTTGCGCCTCCGCAACCTTCATACGACCTTCCATCAGGTCGATGATGGCTTCCTTGCTGCTGTTTTGCAGCATTTCGAGGCCGGACATCGTGACGGAACCTGCGTACTGCGTGATGCTGAACTGCGCGGCGCTGATCGGGCTGTTCTGTCCGACGTTGATCGTTTCGTAACCGCTGTAAGAATTGGTCGTGATGCTCGCGGCATCGGTATACATGATCTCTTCGAGAATCACGTTACCGCCGCCGAACGGACGAACGTTTCCCTTTGCCTTGAGCTTACGCAGCAGGGCATTATTGTTCGTCACGTTATCGGCCAGTTCGCCGCTACGGTTTTGAATCGTAGTAGCGATGATGTCCGAGATTGAGCTATTGGCGAATGCCATATATCTCTCCTGTTCCTTTCAGGCGTCTATACCCTGGCTCCACCTACTACGGAGTCGAAAGCCGACTCCAAGTTGGAGCGCAGACCTTTGGGCTTGTCTTCGGAGCCGGGTCCGCTCGGTGTGGCCGATTGGGGGCTTACCGCTTTGCCCTTCGCCTTCAGGACTCGTTGAGCTTCGGCTGCCTTACGCTGTTCCTCCTGTGCGGCGCGGTCCTGTTGTTGGATCGCGTTCCACAGATCAGAATGGCGTGGATGCCTTAGCGCGGCCTGATAGGCGCTTTCGAGGTCTTCGGCAAGGTTCGCCTGGAGGAGTCCAGACATGGTTTCGCGTAGTTCCTCATAGTGCGGGTGCTTCTCTGCATCTGCGGCAAACCGCTGTAGTTCGCGGTCTGCGTCTACCTGAACGAATTGCTCCTGAAACAGCCGCTCTGCATCGGCGCGCGTAAGCATCGCTTGCTGCGGCGGCAGTTGCAATGGTTGTTGAAACTGGCCCTGCTGCAAATACTGCTGCTGGGCGTTCTGATCGAATAGCGCCTGCACGGGCACGCCGTAGGCGCGTAGCACCGTGTTAAGTGTCTGGAGCTTCTGCGCAGGCGTGCCGAGGGCAAGCATCCGGTGAACGTGCCCTAGTTCCGTGATCCAGCGCGTAGGCTCGATGTTGTGCTGCTTCAGTTCAGGAATGAACTGCTGCATCGCCTCCATGAGAGGCTTCGATGCTTCGGCTTCGGCCTTGTAGGTAGATACGCCGCTCGCGTATTGAGACTCACGCGTGTGCAGGTACTCGGCTAACGCAGGGTCGAGCTTGTCCCAGTGCTCCCAGTATTCCTTCTTCCAGCTTGAGGGCCGCGCTGGGCGCGGCTTGGCAGGTAAGGTCGGTGCCTGTGGTAGCGCGGCTTCAGCCTGCGGGCTTCCTGGAGCAGGGGCTTTGTGAATCTTCGCTGCTGAAGGGATTGGCTCTTTAGCAGGCGCGTCCTCCTTCTGGATAAATTTTCCATCTGGGCCGCGTGGGCGGTCGTCATCTGCGATAGTGGCCGCTGGCTTAGCTGCGGCAGGCTTAGGCGCTTCTGCGATCTTGGAAGAGGGCGGAGAGGCAGGCGCAGGCGTATCAGCGACAGGCGTAGCAGGCGCAGCGGTGTCCTCCTTCGCATCCACGGTCGTAATCTTGTCGAAATTCGCTGCCAATTGATCCCGAAGTGATTCGGCCATATCGTCCTCTCGTCCGTTTACGTTAGCTACTCTATGCGCTCAGGAATCCGGCCCAGCGCGTTGAAGTGAACTTGCGCAGCACCACTGCGGTATTCGTCGCCAGCAGGAAACCAGTCCCAGCCGATAGAGCATTGATGCGATTGCCTGTGGCATCCGGGTATACCGTCACTGCATTTGCTCCGAGATTCAAAATCTCAATGCTGTCGCCAATCTGTACCCTTGGCAGTTGCACGCCGCTCGATGCCGCAGCGGTCGTTACCACGTTGATGCTGGCCGTGAGATCGGTAGCATCGCTGATGGCCGTACCCGCAGCCGAGACGGCGCTTTGCACTTGCCCACCGATGCCTTGAGCTTGCCCTGCAGAAAATCCGGCCTTTACTAGGTCTAATGCGAGTGCCATGGCGATCTCCTATTTTTCGCGTGAGTTCCATTTGACGCGCTCTGCGTCGCGCCGTAGGGCGCGCTTGAATTCCGCTTGGCTCATGGCGTCGATCTGAGAGCGGATAAGTTCCTTGCGTTGCGGCGACTCGAAATCAGGTCGCTTCGCCTGCAAGTATTTCGTCTCGTTCCCTACCTCTACGCAGCCGTGCACCTTCAGGTGCTCCCGGTGCTGCGAGCGCGAGGTAATCATCTCGCCGGTAATCATCGACTTGTACGGCTTGATGTCAGGTATGACGACGACGCCCTCCGGTAGCGGCTCGTGGCCGCGCTCGTAGAGCACGCCATTGATCTGCACATAGCGTTTACGCACTGAGTACCCCCGTCCACAGCGTTGTCGTGATGCAGTAGAACTGGCATGCCGTATTCGTCGCCAACAGCATCCCGTTATTCGCCCCGAGCGCGTTGATCTGCGCCCCGCTCGGCGGGTACACGGTCAAGGCGTTCGCACCGCCGTTATAGATCATTTGCGTATCCCCCGGCGCAGCATCCGAGTCCAAAATCGCGCCTGTACCCGACGCCACAGTGGTAAAGGCGTTTTTGGCGAACGTGACTTCATAGGCATCGGTTTCATCTGTTCCGGTCGCCGTCAAGCCGGTCGCAACGTCCTTCATCGCCTCGACCGAGAGCGTGTTCAGGCCGGATGCAAATAGTTTGTAGGCCAACACTCACTGTTTCCTCGCTGGCGGTTTGGGCATCATCGCCTGCTGCATCTTCTGCTGATGCTGCGCCTGCATCTGCTGGGCCTTCATCTGCCCGGATTGCTGCTGCATCGCCATGTCTTGCTGCTGCATCGCGCCGTCGATCTGCATCTGGCGCATGTCGTGCTGCTCCTCCATCTGCATGCGACGCTCGTCAATCTGCGCCTTTTGCTGCTCTACCTGAACGCCCATCTGTGCCTTTTGCACTTCGGCTTGTGCCTTCGCCTTCTCGGCCTCTACCTTCGGATCAGGCGGGCGCGGTTGCTGTGCCTGCTGCTTCATCTGCTCAAGGGCTTGGTCTATCGTGCCCTCTACCGACTTTCCGACCTTGAAGCCGGTCACGCCGAACTTGAGCAATTCCATCAGCAGGGGAACCAGCATCGGGGCCATCGCGCCGACCTCTGCGGCCTTTCCGATGTAGGTTCCTACCGCAGTCAGGAACTCGACCCGATCCTGCTTCTCGGCCTGCTCGTCGATCTGCACCATCGAGTCGGCAGCGATGTCGATGCGGAAATTGCGCAATGGCTTATTGGCGAGCATCTGCAGCGCAGGCATGATGTATTGCTTATCGGCATCGGCGAGCTGATCCACCGACGCTATCTGCATCAAGGTCTGAGGATCGAAGCCGGAAACGATCTGCGCCTTCAGCCGCAGTAACTCAGTAGCGTACTGCGCCACGTCCTGCTGCAATGCTTTGAGACGCAGCGACGCATATTGCCCCTTCAAATTCTGCGCCGTCGCTGTTTCTGCTGCATCGGTCTGCCCTCTAATGATGTCAGAGATGCCGGTAATCTCGTACACTTGGTTCTTGATCTGTTCCATCGCGGTATAGGCTTCTTTCAGCGCGTCCGCTATGGGTTTCAAATCTACTAGATCAATCGCACCCTTCAGCCCGTTCTTCTCGGCAAACGCCTGCCAGTTCTTGATGGGCCGCAAATCAGTATTGCCAGCGTCCGAGAACAACCTAGCGATCTCCACGCCCTGCGATGCGTCATAGACCCCGCGAACCTGCAGCGCCTTCAGCAATCCGTCGATCTTGTCCGAACAAATATCCAGCTCGTTCGCCTGATCCTGATACAGCGTGAAATCCGGCACCGGGATCAGCGATTCGTTCGTCATCGTCGCAAAGAGCGGCTTCGGGCAGGGGAAGAAATCCTCCAGCCCCAGCGGATCATCCTTGCGGTCAAGCAAGTCCTTCTGCGACTTCGAGAGCCACAGCGCCTCCTCATTCTCCTTGTCCCAAATCTCGTAGACGCAAGCGCGCTTTTGCTCGTCAAGCTCCGGATTAGCCTTCTCCGAGCGTTTCATGTCCTCTGGCGTGGCGTCCAGCGGAATGGCCTCGCCCTTTTTCTTTCCGAAGCGCGCAACGCAGGCATCGCGCGTCATGTAGACCTTGCGCCAGACGGCGGTCACTTCCTCCCAGGTGCGCGCTACCGTGTGCCCAAAATCCTTCCAGTGGACGTAATCGACAGGCGCGCATTCGTAGTCAAGCTGCTCGTCTTCGTCGATGTCCTCCGTTACCTGCGAGCCCTGCGGGCTCTGATCGCCCTCCGGCCCGCTCTGCTCGGCCCCGGCCTTGATGTGCGGCTCGTAGCGCGCCCATGACGTGCCGCGACCGCCTAGAAAACGGTCGGTAACGCTCTGCTTCATCGTCGCCCTGTAGTCGCGGTAGTGCTGTACCTCGAAATCCAGGGCGCGCTCAAGGATCATCGCAGCCACGCGGCCCACGGGATCGCGGTCTGAGAAACGGCGTGAGACATCCGGTTGTGGTAGGCGCGCGAAGGTAGCGGGCACCAGCGTCTGCACGTTCGCCCACAGGATGTTGAAGCGGCTCGTGGGATTGTCGCTCGAATCCGTGCGCTTTTCGTCGCGGTAACGTTTGAGAATCTTCTCGACGCGATTCTCCCACGGCTTATATTCCGTCTCGTAGCTCTTGATGATTCCGAGCCATTTCTGGACTTCGTTGGATTGGGGCTTATCGCGCTTGGCCATGGCGTTAGGTCGTGATTACCTGCAACTCGCCATCAGGCAACTGGCTCGTCCAAATCCGCACGTTTTTGATGGTGCCGAACCAATTATTACCACCAGCAGTATTAGAGCCAATAGCAAGAGCGGTGCTAGGCATAGTCCCATCGAAAGTGCCGGTGGAGACGGTTAATCCATCCCCAGTAATTACTAGGCCAACATCACCCCAAGAACCGACTATTTTCCTGGTGCCGGTAGAAAATTGTGATAGTCCGGTTTTTGATACGGTGTTTGTTCCGTCATTGATTGCTAATGCAGTATCTGCACCACCGTTGCCTCTGAAAAACAAAGAATTAACTCCAGTGTCCAACCCTATCGGGATCACATTACCAGAGGCAGCTGTCCACTCCGTCCCCAACTCCGCATAGCACGTCCCCGCCGTCGCGCTCGCATTCCCAGCGAAATCATAGGTCAGCACGTCGGTGTTGCGTACCACTGCGGCGGTAGTCGTCGGAATGTAGGAGGAGGCGAAGGAAACGTTGTTCTCGAACTGAGCGCCCCAAGCGTAGATACCGCTTGTGCCGTTGCCTTCGTAATTATCTGAATTGTCAGCACTGGCAATCATTACCCGGATCAATAAAGCGGTTGCTGCGTTGCCAACACTGCCTACCACAATGCAGCGATACCAGCCATTTGGGTATGCAGTTATAGTAGATGAAACGCGCGCTGCGGTTCCGGCTTGGGTACCAGTGCCAAGAGCACCATTACCTAAATCGTAGTATTGGGAAAAGTTATTTGCCACAGCGGCGGCCTCGTGCACAAGAAGTTTCGCCCATGTTCTTTCTGCGGCCTTAAAGAACACCGACACAGTGTAATTTACGTCTGCCGTTCCGGTGATGGCTTGAGACATGAAGTGTGTGTTTGTGTCTGTGTTCTCTATCAACTTATCAGCCGTCGCCGCCCCATCGGGACTGCTGGTTTGGTTTATAGAATCGCTTGCACGATTCTCGCTCCAAGTCGTCGCAAAGTCCTCGCTCTGCAAGCACAGATTCGTCCTCGCCCCCTCGGCGAGATACCCGCCATACACCAGCGTAGTCGGGTCGTACCACGAGCGCGCGGTGCCAGAAGCTACACTCACGATGGTTCCAGCAGAATTCACCGTCGTCGCCGTAGTCGCCCGCGTGAACGTGGGATCGCCCTGCCCGAGCTTGAGCACCAAATCAACCTCGCCAGCGCCCAAGTCATCCAGCGGTAGCATGAACGAGAGCAGGTTGACGTAAATCCGCGAGTCGTCCGTAAGCGCAACACCAGCCAAGTGAAAATCTGTGACGTTATCCTCTGTCGTAATGCACGCCTGCCCATCGTCGGTCATGGCAATGCCCTGATTAATCGACGTGCTAGCAGGCAACCCGGCAGTTGTATCTGAAATACGCAGTATTCCGGTGGCTGTGTACCGGAACCCGCCGTTAAACACGTCGCTCGCTACAACAGCATCCGTCGTAGCAAACGCCGCTTCCCCGCTCGTCATGTACGCCTGGCCAGCAATCGAAGCCGCCCCCGGCGAGTCAGCAATCGCCTGCGTCGTCAGCGTGACGCGGCCAGTGCTATCGAGGATGAATTGGCGAAAACTCATTGCCCTATCTTCCTGTCTTCAGCAGCATTGAAAGGTAGTCAGGCTTGACGAGATTTTCCGTAAGCAATTCCCCTTGCTCGCGCCATTTCGCGCCTTCAGTGTTCCAAGCCGCAGTCTTGACTACATCAAGCCCAACAGCAGAAACAAGCGCATTGATATCTTCTGGTGCATAAACCTTGTGCATCGTCCCTAAAACTCTTGTGTGCTTGCATTCGGCGGCAGGCCCAAAATTAATAGCGCAGAATCCTCCAGGCTTTAGCACGCGCTTGATCTCTAAAAGCATCGACATGTCGCCATTGTGATTTATCGGATCACCGTATCTTCCCAGGCCAACATGGCATATCACGCAGGAAGTCGATACCGCATCGAACGTGGCATCCGCTAGCGGCATCGCGCAAGCATCCCCATAAATGTAATTTATTTTTACCGGAGGCTCGCGCACATCCAGATAAGTCACTTGCCAGCCATTCCCCATAAGCTGTAACGCCTCAAAGATCGGCGACCCAATCACCAAGCACGAGCGCCCGTTACCATCGCCAAGTTCCTTGATGGCGAAATCAGCGCAGGCATTGTAAAAATGCTCGCCGTTACGCTTCACTTGCCAAGGCTCTTCAGGCGTGAACGTTGATAGCACTCCAGGCCCGTTAGGTATGAGGTTGTGCTTGATAATGAGGCGCTCTGTGCAATTCACTAGATGCGCGCCCTGCGGTTAACGCTGCGGTCATGAATCTTCCACATATCGTCCACCGTCAGCGTGTTCTCTGGCCCGACCATCAGCGTCCTTACCTTCGGCTTTTCCTGCTTCACGATCACCCGCTCCTGCATGATCTTCGCGCCCTCACAGAACGCATCCGCCGCATCGCACGACCAGTCCTGCATCGGCTCCTTCGAGTATTGCTTCCGCTCGTCATCGTACTCATACGCCCAGCTCCGCAGCGCCGCGAGCCCGCTAGCACACCGCGTCCGGTGAAACTTGCATCTCCTCAGCACAACCTGCCCAGCATTGATAGCGTGGCCCTTCATCTTCGATTGCGGCACGACGCCGACAATCCCTTTGCCATTCGTGTCGAAGTGCTGCACGAACTGCTCTACCGCGCTATGACGCGCCGAGAACGTCTTCGCCCGTGCATCATGCGGAAGCCAGATACGGCCAAGGCGCTTGCCAGCAAGGCGCTCCTCTAATCGCGCTATCCACTCCTGCGCATCAAGCCCCGCGTCCTCGTCGTAGTCAACCAGCGTAAATCCATCTGTCTGCGGCTGCCAGAACCACCACGCTGAGATATGCCTGCGCCCGATGTCCGATGAAATCTCAATCGCCGCACCTTCAGGGTCATATTCAACCTCGTCCGTGATCCGACCTTCCTTCTCCGCAGCCTCGACGTAGCGCCCAAGGATCGCGCCAACGTTCGCAGCAGACCAGTCGCACTCGTACTCCTGCCGGTAGAGCTCGTCCGGCATCGTGCGTCGCTCCTCGTCCAGCACGCTTTCTGGCATCACGCGCGTATCGGCAACGGTCAGCAGGCTGCAGTACCAGTCGTTGCTAGCCTTCGCGTACTGATAGATTTCGTGCGCGTGGTTATATCCGCGCGGTGTCGTGATAATCAGTTCGCTGCCGTTATTCATCGCAAGCGCAGGCCTCAAGAAATTACGAGCCTGCGGTGCACCGAGCGCGAACTCCGACCAAGTGATGTGCTTCGGGAACGCACCGACCAGCGAATCATAGTTGTCCGCACCGACCGGCTGCCAGATCGAGCCATTCGGCAGGATCACCTTCATCTCATGATCCAGGTGCTTGCAGATCGGCCTCGGAAATGCCCACTCAACGAGTCGTTGCCCATCCGGCATGATCGCGTCCCAGATGACCTTGCGCGCCTCCTCGTACTTCGGCAGCGCGTGCCAATAGAGGCCGACGTTCTCGAAGGCCAGCTCGGACTCGATGAACGTTGCGGTGCGGTCCTTACCGGCCTTGCGGTGCCAGATCGCGCAGGCTTTCTTGCCGCCGCCACGGAAGAAGTTGATTAAATCCTGCTGATAGGGGCGCGCTACGAAACGGATGTTGATCTCAGCCACGCACACCACCGGGCGGTGGATACTTAGCTGGCTCACGCCGCTTCAGTCCATTTGCAAGCGCCTTTCTCTTGTCGGCCGCAGCGAAATCGCGCCCCACGCTCTGCGGAACGTTAACCTTGCGCGCAAAGCCAATGTTGTGCGCAACCGCGCGCATGAATGCGGCTTGCTTAGGCGATGTGCTTGGCATCAGTCATCACGATATTTACTGGGGTCGTCGAATTCGACGATTGGAGTTACCGTCACCGTCTTACCGTCCTCGCTCAGCGTTGCGCGTCCGAGCACCGCTAGCACAGCGACATTGCCGATCACTTGCCAGCCGCGCGCCTCGTCACCCGGCCACTCGCCGATGCGGATCAGCTCGCCCTTGATCTTCGCTGGATCGAGCACGACCTGATGCACGACACCAGGGGCTTGATGACGCAATTGCACTACGCAGCACACCGCGTAGTCGTGGAGTGAAAAAAATTCCGCTGCGTCAGTGGGGGAGGAGTGAGCCAACGTCAGCGGAATGGAAAGGCCAGCAAGTTATTTCGATTCGTGAATGATGCGCAGCGGCCCGTCATCGGCCCCCGTCGCCTCAATCTGCTGCTTCGGCTTGCCGTCAAGACGGTCAGCTAACTCGGCCACGGCTCCAGGCCAAGGGTCGCCCTTCGTGTAGCTCGGGCCACGCATTGCGGCCTCGACAACTGTTTCGGCGATTATTTCCAAGGCGTCTGCTTTTGCCACAAGAGATTTCTTTTGAAGAGCGCGATCCACCGCCGCACGCCAAGGCCGATTCTTGACCGCGTTGTTGTTGCCTGGTTGCCCGCCGATGTCAGCCATTCGTAACGAACCTATCGTCTTGTTCTCATTGATAGGGCTAGGCTTATACGCCGAGGGAAGGCGCATGGCAAATGAGGGCTTCTGTTGTGATTTCGACAGTGACCTACGAAACCTACGAAACCTACGATTCGGAGGCTTTCGGTGGAATCCCAGGAGGGAGCGCCTCAAGCGCGAACCTCCGGTTCGGGATGCCCCCTTAGGGGCACCCGTTTCGCCGTAGGTTTCGTAGTAATAGAATCAGAGACTTACGAATGGCCTCCGAAACGCTATTTTCACGTTTCGTAGGTCAGATAGGCGGTGAACGAAGCCACACGTAATCGTTGTGCATAGCAGCATGCCCAGATGCCTGAAGCCCAAGTACGGCCTCGTTGACCCTCTTTTTCACCTGCCACGGCTTGAGAGTCGGGTACAAGCCAACCATGCGTTCGCACAGCGCGTTGAAACTGGCCGTCAATACGCCATCAGGAATCACGCTGGTGCCGCCTGTGCGCTGCCCAGTCTCAGCTATGAGCGGACGTAGGTATTCAAGGACGAGGCGCTGATTCTTGCCCAAGCCCTTCAGGTTTGGCTTGCGCGGGATGTTCGATCCTTCGTGGCTCAGGATGCAGGTTGTGAGTTCGTCACCATCGGAATCGGTGCCAAGGTCTATGGGTTCCAAGCTGAACGGAAACTGCTCACCGGCTACGCCATCGCGCACCTTTTCTACGACCGCTAGGTGATCTGAGATGCGTAGCACGCAGTCGGCGGCGGCGAATAACGAGCTGTGGCCGCGCGCGCCTTGCTCTATGTTCTTGCCTGAGTGGTGAACAAACGTTGTGCTGGCCTTGAATGTATCCCGTAAATAATCAGATACGCTCACGGCCTCCGTGATGTCCTTGGCCGAATTCTCGTCAGCGCCTGGGATTGAGCGGCTGAGTGTGTCGAACGCTACTAAGCCTAATGGAAGCTTGGCCTTATCCTGCATTTCCAGTAATTGCTCCGCAAGCACGGCTACCGCCATTTTGTCCAACAAGCTTGGGCCGCGTGTGAGGATCGCTAACGGGAGTTGATCTGCTGCTTCGCTGATGCGCTGGTCACGCCAGCCGATGAAACGCTTGAGAATTGAGCCACCGGCCTCCGAGGCCACGTAGACAACCAGCGATTGATTGACTCTGCGGCCTCGCCATGTCGCGCCGGTTGCTATGTGCTGCGCAATGTCTGCAGTGAAAAACGATTTGCCTGAGCCACTTGGGCCGTAGATGATGCTGAATGAGCCTTGGTCGATAAGACCCTTGACGAGATAGCGGCTATTGAGATCGAGCTGCGCGTCTGAGAGCCACGTTACGGGGAAGCGGCGCTGCGCTGGCGGTTCTCCATTACCTTTGGCCAATGTGCCTCCGTAAAGGCTATTAAGTGGTGCGGCTATCCAGTGTTACGGCACTGGCAGGGGCGAGGCCGGGGAGGCTACGGTCCTTTTCGCCGCGTGTATTAGATGCTACCGCGATCCAGCCTATCGAGCAATGCGGCTTCGGTCGCCTGCTGATTGGCGATAGCCTCGATCAATGGCTCAACCTCAGCCAATAGCCTCTCGGTCTTCAGGTCGAGGAGCGCGAGGAGCAACATAGCGTCAAGCGGGAGCTGCGTGTCGAGGGGGAGCGGCGGCGTTTCCCTGCTAGGCGCACTTGGGCTTGACATGATCCCGCATCTTGCGTTAGCTTGCGCGGCATGTCAAATCCCAAGGTTGATCCTGCTGTCTCCGCTATAGCCCGCGCCCTGGGCGCTCGCGGTGCCTCCAAGGGCGGCAAAGCTAGGGCGCGGCTGCTGTCGAAATCTAGACGCTCAGAAATCGCCCGCATGGGCGGCTTGGCTGGTGGGAACGGTCGGCCTAGAAATAAAGCTTGACACGGAAGCTTGCCCGTGCAAGAATGGGCTATCTACAGGAGGCCACATGGAAACCAAGATCAGCAAAGACATCGACGGTAACACCGTGAAGGTTGGAGATCGCCTGATGTGCGTAGATGCGGGCGCGAGCTTTCACCGCCTGAGCGCCGGAAGCGTCTACACAGCCGAGGCCGCTTACAACGGCGAGCCAATCGTGAATGTCAGCGGCGCTTATCACAGCATCGACCGCTTCCGTTTGGAGGTAGCATGACCAAGCACACACCCGCAACGCCGCTCAATCTCAGCGATGACGATTTCAGCGAGCTTGACATTGCTGCGCTCAAGGATGAGGTCGCAAATCTGCGCATCTTGCTGGAACAATCAAAAAATCAATTTGCCGCGCTTCGTGACCGGGAACAGTCAATCCGCGCCGCTAACGTCATTCTCGCGTCCGCGCTGGAACTCGTAATGGATCACGACGGGAAACTCACAGGAAGCGACTGGACGGTGATTCGCTGCGCACTGGAACGCAACATAAAAGTGAGCGCGCGATGAAACCCGACACTCGCCCCGGCCCGCAAGCGAAGTACTCCAAGCACATCAAGGATTGGGGGGGCGGCATGAAAACGACAGTGGCCGAGCGCGACCGCTTAAAGGTCATCAACACCAAGTTAATAGCGGCGCTGAAAACAGCAGCAGATGAATTGAAGATGGCGCGTTACTTCAATGCAGAAAAAAACGCCCGCGCCCTTCTGCGCGAACTCGGGGAGGAGTAATGCGCCAAGTCGCCACGCACCGCACCGCCATCCTCTTCGCCGCCATCGCGCTGGCGTTGTTCGCGGTGGGGAGCTGGCGAGCGGAGGCGCGCTCCAAGCAGCGCGTAACCGTCGAGGAGCGCATCTACCACTACGCAACGGTGACGCCAGAACTGCTGTGCCAGAAGCTCCAGCGTGGTAAGTGGCTCCGCCTCGCCATCGCGCAGCAGGCCGATGGCAGCGGCAACGCATGGGTCATCAAATGCGCTTACTGAATGCGCCGCGCCGTGGCACTGCATACCGCAGGGATTCGCGTCCGAGCCACGGATGCGGCGCATTTGCCAACACCAACTACTGATAGGGGAAAGAACATGCTGCTTGAGAAAGTGGAAATTCCAGAGGGCAAGCAAGGGCATTGGACTGTGGAACGCTTCGAGATTCCGAAAAACTCGCTCGCGTTTACCTACGGGCATCGTGCACCTCAACCTGGAATCTACACACGCCTGCTTCGTGGCGGGCATTGCGTTATGAGCGACACGGACGCCGAGATGCGCGACCACTGGGAAGCGGTGCGTAGGGCAACGGGGCACATTCTCCTGAACGGCCTTGGCATCGGCATGGTGCTCAAGGGTTGTCTCAAGAAACCAGAAGTGACCAAGGCCACGGTGATTGAGATCGACCCTGACGTTATCGCGCTGGTCGCTCCGCACTATACCGATCCGCGAGTCGAGATCGTCTGCGCCGACGCCTACGCCTACCAGCCGCCCAAAGGCGTGCGCTACGGCATGGTGTGGCACGACATCTGGAGCGACATCTGCTCGGACAACTTGGAGGGCATGGCAAAGCTGCACCGCAAGTACGGTCGCCGCACTGACTGGCAAGGCTCGTGGTGTCGGTGGGAATGCGAGCGCGGACGATAGCCACAGTGTTAGATAGCAGCAATAACTCAAGGAGCAAGGCATGAAACTGATTGAGGCAATGAAGAAGATCAAGGAACTGTCTGTGAAGGCGACCGACCTGCAAGCCAAGGTTGCGACGCATTGCGCGAACCTCGACATCGAGACGCCGATGTACGCCGACCCCACCGGGCAAGTGAAGGAGTGGATTCAGGCGCATGGGGACATCCTCAAGGAAATCCTCAAGCTCCGCGTCTCCATCCAGCGCACCAACATCGCCACGATGGTATCCATCGAACTCGGCGGCGTTCAGGTGTCCAAGTGCATCGCGGAATGGGTACACCGCCGCCGTGACTTGGCGAAGATGGAGATGGACGTGTGGGCCAAGCTCGGGGATCGCGGCCTGCGTGAAGGCGCTATTGCATCCACCGTGGGCGGCGAGACGCGGCTGGTGAAGATCGTCCGGCACTTCGACCCGAAGGCCAGGGATGAGAAGATCGACCTGTACCGCAGCGAGCCGTCGAAGATCGACGCAGCGCTAGAAGTGGTGAACGCAGTAACGGATTTGACCTAAAAGGATTGCCGACGCGCAGAGATAAAAACTGACATAAACGGAACGCTACTCGATGGCGATATATCGGGGCCGCTCGAAAGAGCAACCAACTGCCAATTGGAGCATTACTCGGGCATAGCCCGAAAACCTTAAAGGCTCAAGGATCATGTTGAAAGGTAGCAAGGCTCCTCTACGGCAAGGTTGCACGGTGCAAGGTAGTAAGTCTAGGCCGGAGGAAACACGGCAAATGACCAGAGACAAGTTCAGTTTTTCCGTATCGCGTCAGAACTTCTCGGGCTTCCTGCTCGGGCGGCAATTTTGCTTCGCTGTGTAAGGTTGAGGACGAATAGAGAGCAGCAATGAGAAAAGAGATTATCGGCAACGCGACGCTGTACCTCGGGGATTGCCTTGAGGTGCTGCCGTCGCTGTCGTTCGATGCCGTGGTCACTGATCCGCCATACGGAATCGCCTACAGGCACGGCGCGCGCTTCGGCGGCAAGCTGATGGGGACTGACGGCATGGCAATTGCCGGGGACGACCAGCCTTTCGACCCATCTCCTTGGCTGGCCTACGAGTGCCTGTTTTGGGGCGCGGAACACTTCAAGGCGAGATTGCCGGATGGTGGCCGGTGGCTGGTCTGGAACAAGCGCCGCGCCGGGGTTGTGCGGGATCAGGGCTGCGTCGAAAACGCATGGCATTCGGTTCAGGGCGTTACCAGAATCTTTCATCACCCCTGGGATGGGGCGGATTTGGGCGTAGAGCGCGACCAGCCGCGCGTACACAGCAACCAGAAGCCCATCGCCCTGATGCAGTGGTGCCTGTCGTTCACGCACGCTCAAACGATCCTAGACCCATTTATGGGCAGTGGGACGACCGGGATTGCCTGCCAGCGTGAAGGTAGGCGGTTTATTGGGGTCGAAATTGACGAGGCCCACTTCAACAGCGCCTGCGAGCGCATCACGAACGCCCAACGCCAAGAGAGGCTGTTCGCATGAGCCAATCCCGCAAGATGTCGCTGGTCGAGAGCATCGCCAACATCGCCATCGGCTATCTAGTGGCCTTGACCGCGCAGCTTATCGTGTTCCCGTTGATGGGCATCCCGGTGAGCCTGTCGCAGAACATCGTCATCGGCGCAATCTTCACGGTCGTATCGCTCGCGCGGAGCTACGTGCTGCGCCGAGTGTTCAATAGATTATCTTCGCGCTACTACTGAGAGGAGAAAGGACATGAAGCCGATGGAAGCGAGCGCGGTCTACGCCAAGGCGGCAAAACTGATGGAGGACGGCTACGCTTGGACAGGAGGAAGTTGTTGCTGGGCGATCCAGCTTGCAAAGAATCCTGCCTTGATGATTGGAAACTCCAGAGGGGACCCGCATTGCAAAGCCATGAAGGCGTTGTACGCGCCTCGTTCTGGCGAAGCGTACTGGATGGGCGATCCTAAAGATGCCACCGCCAACAGCGTTCGCATCCTCGCCCTGTGCTTCATGGCTGCAATCACCGGCCGCCGTAGGTAACACCAACGAACGAGAGGAACCATGAACACGATTACCGAGATGGAGCACCGCAAGGCCACGTTACGCGCCGAGATGAGGCTGGAAGAAGAACGCCACGCCAAGGCAGTCCAGGGCTTCAAGGACGAGTTTCGGATGGCCGAGGAGAGAATCCAGATTGCGTCCGGCAATCTTGACGAGGCGGCAATCATCCTAGCCGAGCACGTTATGTACGTCGGGGGTCTGTACTGCAAGGCCGGAGATGATCGTGACGCGGCGTTAGCAAACGCCAAAGCGCAGATTCTTTCTGGCGGTGGGACTCTGCGCGTGGAGTACCAAGGCACCAAGTCCTATGACCGTTGGCGCGGGCAGTGGATCGCATGCAGCTACGGCATGGGGCCGAGACATGGTTCCACCATTTTCGAGATCGGGCTTACAGACCCTATCCGTAAGAGGGAGCAAGACCCTCTGCTCACCGGAGATGAGATCGAAGCGTGCCTGTATTACTTGAACAACTTGGAGCGTATCCAAGGTGCGCGCGAGAAGGCGAAGCAAGCCGCGTGACCCTTCGCCCTATCTTCGGCAGCGCGAAGCGGGAGGAACGATGAAAAAAGACGGCGGGCCAGCGTTTCCCAATTCATCGCCCATCGTGTTTGAAGGGCGCGATGTTGTGCGCGTAGCAGATGGCATGTCCCTGCGTGACTACTTCGCGGCGGCGGCCATGCCACTCGTTGCGCTCGGTTTGAAAGACACGCCTTGTCCAGCAGGTATGACACTCGGTCAGCACGCTGCGCAAATCGCCTACGCCATCGCCGAGCGAATGCTCGCGGAGCGCGACAAGTGAAACGCTCTGCGTGTAATACCCCACTGCACCCAGACAAGACGCGCAAGTTGCGCGAGTGGATTGTCAGAAGCGGTGGCGGTCGGGCTAAGGTCATGGCCCGCACCCCGTTCACGGCTTGCGTGAAGGTCACGAAGGCTGGAGCGCTGCGCCACTTCGGCTGGATCATGCAAGTGGACTCGAAAGGAGTTGAGCGATGCTATTGCGGAACGAAAAAGGTGTTCCAGGCAGCGGGGAAGGCGTGGCCCAAGAACATGCCGAAGTGGCCCGTATGAACGATCCCTCTGAGGCACTACAGCCAGAGCAGGTCGAAGCTCTCAAGGTATTCGACACGAACCCACGCAAATCCTTTCAGGTTGAGGATGGGCCGGTCGTTTATTTGAGCGACCTGTGCGACCTAGCTGCGAAAGCGTTGCGGTCGGAGACACCGGCGGGCGGGACGGCGAAGGTGAAACCATGAAGCTATCAAGGGAAGCCGCCGCTGGATTGGACAGGTACGTGAACAGCCCTTTCCGCCGCAAGAAGTACACCGGAAGCCTAGACGTACTGGCTATTGAGTGGGCGATCAGCCTGCTTGAAATACATCAAGGCGTGCAGGTTAATCCGAATAGCCAGATGTGGCTGGATAGGCTGCGAGCCAATCTGCACCATCACAAGCTAGATCAGCAGCGCGCCACACCTTCGCGCAATGGCAACGACAGCGAGCATGGAGGGGCGAGATGAGCAATATGTTTGAATGTGTCCACGGCAAGCTGTACGTGAACTGCGTGCAGTGCCATCCTGAACTTGAGCAACGCCCCTCGTCCTCCAACAGCGAATCGAGGGAATTAGACATGGCTGATGCCGCTCGTCCCACACCGTCACACACGGAAGGATCAATTTCGCCGAGCGGCGGAAATGGTCCTGCTCCCTCAGAGAAGCCCTGTGCAACCTGCAACGATGACCCTGCGGTTTGCGCCACTGTCCCCGGACTGCGCCATTGCGAGAAGGCTATGCGGGGCAGCGCATTGAGTGAGTATCGTTCATCAGAGAAGGACGAACGCGAAAGCGGCTTCAACGCCTGCTGCTTCAAGAGTCTGTGCCTGGAGAACGCGCGGGAGTTGAAGATTGCGAACCTGAAGAACGCATCCTCGCTCGCCAACAACCTTTGCCCGGATCACCGCGACAAGCAGAAGGGTAGGCCGTGCCTCGCGTGCGAGATCGACCGGCTTGAGCGGGATTTGGCTCAAACACGCTTGGAACGCGATGCTGCGCGGAATGTATTAGCGCGAGCCATCGACCGCGAGCGCCTAGCGAACATGCGCGCCGACCAGGCCGAGGAGGCGAGGGCAGAAACGCAGAAGGAACTGGAGGCTGAGTTCGATGCGAAGATGGAGTGCCACAGCATGCTAGAAGCCGCACAGTCTGCAACCGCACCGCTCGAAGTACTGGATAGATGTCTGTCCGAGCTGGCGAACAAGTATATCGGGACCGTGGAGGACTACTACCTGCACGGACTGTATCTAGCCCGCGAGGAGATCAGCAAGCTTCGCGCTACGGAGAGCCGAGGCCAGCGGGAGGAGCAATGATGTACGTGGAGAACGACTGCGAGGACCAGGGATTCACGAAACTGAGCGACGGATGTTTTGCCTGTCTCGCAGACTTCGACAAACGTGGCAAGCCAGTGCGCCCCAAGATCGTCAAGAAGCGCGAGCGCGGGTTCTTACTGTGGGCCTGCGAGAAGTGCGGCGGGAACTACGGAATCATTCGCGCACTTTCCACTAGCGCGAGTAGAGAGGAGAAATAGGATGAAGCATTGGCGTTGCTGGTTTGGGCACCAATGGGGCGAAGGTGGACATTTGCACTCGTTGGGAATCTGGTTCGTTCAGTGCAAACGATGCGGTCAAATGATGCGCGTTGCAGTATCAGAGGAAACTCAAGATGACATTCGATGAGTGGTACGACCAACTTCCTCCGTCGCTTCCGCACGGGCATGTGGCGCAAATGCGTATGGCGTGGGAAGCCGCCCGTTCGCCGTCTGAAGCTGAGGGCGAATGCATCTGCAAGGGAAACTGGCGCCACATCGTCAAAGAGACAGGACCGCTTATCGGCAGAAGATTCAAGGCAGACGATGGGGAATACGTTCTATTCGGCATCGTTCACGGAGACGATGATTACTACTACGGAATGTCTAAGCCAGGACAGTTAAGGCTTCTGTCTTGCGTTGGCAGCATTGAGCAACACGGATTCAAAATGCTGCCGCGCCCCTATAGATCAGGCGGCGACTAGAGAGGAACGCTAATGGCAACCTATCAGGAACAGATCGCCAACGCCAAGCGCGCCAAGGAAGCCAAGGCGAAAGCCGAGGCCGAGCGAGCGGCGCAGGAACTAAGCCCGGAGCAAGTGAAGAACTGGCGCGAGGCTCTTGCTCTCACGATTGGCCCATATGCGCACGTTATGCACGAGGACTATGTGCGTGCACTTCACGCGGCGTTCAGAGAACGCCTGAAGGCCATTTCGCCCTCCGACATAGTGCAGCCCGAGGAGAAACCGTGACGTTTAGCGAGTGGTTCAAGAAACAGGAGTATCCGCTATATAGACGTGAAGACCCAAAGTTCAAGGCGGAACTACGTAGTGCTTGGAATGCCGCTGCTAAAGAGTGTCTTAACGTTATTCATCGCGCTGAGTCAAAGCGCCACAGTGGAGATCAGCAGCCATGAGCCTAGCGGCGATTGTCGGAATCGTGATCGTAGTGTTCTTTATCCTAGTGTTCTTGGACGCGGACATCTGATGTCTGCGGCTCTGGAAACGGCGAAGCCATGTCCCTTCTGCGGCTCGCACTCCCATACAGTTCTGGTAGTCCTCAAACTGCCTTGGGGATGCTACCGGCGCGTTGAGTGCAGAGGTTGCCAAGCGTCCGGCCCGGAGAAGATCGGCAGGAAGCGGGCCATTGAGGCATGGAACAAACGCGCCCCTACCATCGACCGGGCGAAGAATGGCTGACGGCCTCTACCGCGTGACGACCAGCTACTTGTGCGCCGGGTTCGTGATCGAGGGCGGCAAGGTGACGCAGTGCGCTCCAATTCTAAGAAAGCGCCTTGCCTACTGGCAGACGGTCGCGCACCTTGTCGCGGTACAGAACACTAACGCTCGATAGCAGCAATCGCCTCGTCCACTGACATTACGAATTGCCCTATGCCTCCCGCCTCGCGCACATCAGCCAGGAATGCGGCTTGGCGCTCCTCGCGTAGATCGCGCGGCGCTTTGAACGAAGGGCGCTTGACCTCTAGCCATGCGTAGCGTCCGCCGCGCATCAGAACGTAGAGATCGACTACGGGCTCGGAACTGAAATGAACGAGACTGCGCGAGCCATCGGGCTTGTAGAAGTAAGCCGCCCCGGCATTGAACCTGACGACCTTGACGACCTCTGGATGCAGCTCTAGGGCCTGGATGATGGCCTTTTGGATGTCGGCTTCCAGCGGCTCGCCCGTGGGCTGTGGGGGGGCACGCTTACGCACAGGCGGCGGCTTCACCTTGTCCAGCGCCTTTTGCAGCGGCTCGGGCAGCGTGCCGTCCGGGGAGAGGGCGCGTAACGCTGCCTCGTTATTCGCTATCTTCTGGCGGAAGGTGATAGGAAATTGCAATTTACGGAAGTCGCGAGAATATCTTGACATGGCTATATGCAATGCGCTAAGGTGCGCGCATGGGTGCTAGACAAGCAGAAGTAACCGATAGGGCAGTGGCTCACTACCTGCTCTGCAAAGGGAAGTTGACGCGCCACGAAGTAGCTCTGCGATACGGCATCTCGCCATCCACTCTATACCGCGCTCTACAGCGCCGCAAGGAGAAATCTAAATGAGCGAAGAACTACGCATCATCATGGAGACTATCGGCCAGCTTGGTCAAGCCGGTAAGGAAGCATTCATCTGGTGGCTGGTAGTGAAATACGTTCTCCACTACGCCACTCTCTGTTTCTTTATCCTAGTAACCGGATTTGTTGTATTTCGCATCGTTTCTGCAGTTAAAGGACATCATCAAGAATGCAGGATAGCGTCTGAGGTAGCTTTGAAATCGAGTGTCAGACCACATCTGTATTACTCAAATGACGAGTACGACAAGATGTACGACTGGGTGAGAAAGCAATGATCCGCGCCTTCGCCAGCTTCTACTTTAAGCCCTCGCTCGCAAACTGGCGCAGTCTCCGCAGGATTTGCATGGCAAAGCTGCCAAAGCCGAGCGTACTGAAAAAGGAGCCCTCCAATGGATAACCGCCTCGAATCCGCGCTGAACGCCGCCGCGCTGCGGCCAGCAAATCCAGCACAAGCAGCGCAGGTAACGGAATATCAATCTCTTGTCGCCGCCAGTCACGAGCAGGGCACCGTCGCCGAAGCCTTCCAAGCGCAAGACGTGCTCCGCGCCATGACGGAATGGCACCAGCGCAACGAAGATGCAGACTTGCCCACGGCGCTCCTGTGCATGCTATATGCGGCGAGGCGTGTGTGCTAGCCGTGGCCCATATATGCGAACGCCACCCCGAGCGCGAGGGCCAGCTAGCCATCTCGCTCCCCTCCATCGGCATCATGCGCTACTGGTGCGCCGAATGTCGCGCCGAGTACGATGCAAAGTTTCCGAGCAAGGGCTTTGGCCGCGCTTATGCTACCGGCCTTGGCCCTGACGCACACGCCGAGGCGCAGGAAGCGGGACAGTTGCAGGACGAATTTTCCCGTGGAGCGAAACACGCAGAGGAAAGGAGATACCTATGAGCACCGAAGTCATACCATACGAGCAGCGCATCGGCGCATTGACCGTGCAAGACGTCCAAGCGCAAGTGAACCTGATCCAGCACATTCTGCGCGAGGTCATGCAAAAAGATCAGCACTATGGCGTGATCCCCGGAACAGGGACGAAGCCCTCTTTGCTCAAGGCTGGTGCGGAGAAAATCTGCCTTACATTCAGGCTTTCGCCGGATTACGAGATTCAGGAAGTAGGTGATGGGTTTCACGTCAAAATCACTAGCAAGTGCGTCCTGACGCATATTCCAAGCGGGCAGCGTTATGGCGCAGGCATGGGTAGCTGCTCCACGCGCGAGAGCAAGTACGCCTATAGGCAAGCCGCCCGCAAATGCCCTGCATGCGGTGCTGAGGCGATCATCAAGGGGAGAGCCGAGTACGGCGGCGGCTGGCTGTGTTTCGGCAAGAAAGGTGGCTGCGGCACGAAATTTGCCGATGGCGATCAACAAATAGAAGGCCAATCCGTAGGCCGCATTCCGAACGAGGATGTTGCCGACCAGTACAACACCGTGCTCAAGATGGCGAACAAGCGTTCTCTGGTGGCCGCAGTCCTCAACGCTACCGCCGCATCCGACATCTTCACGCAGGACATTGAGGACATGCCACAGTTTGCCGCACAGCCTGTCGTTGACGCGCAAATCGTAGATGCGCCGAAGGGCGACCGAGACAAGGAACTTGACGCGCTTTGTAAGCAAGCCGGGATCGCTGCAGCGTTCTACCTCAACCGCTCCAAGGTCAAATCCGCATCCGAGCTTTCCGATGCCGACTACCAAGGCATGCTCGCCAACGTGCGCAGCAAGATCAAGACGCAGCAGGACAAGGCGGCTGCGTGAAACGCACGGAGGTTCTGTATCAAGACTTCAGCGCGCGGCTGCAACCGCGCCCCGTCTGGGACTCGCGCGGAGGGCGCACGGCTATGCTGGTGAATGGCAAGTACGTCCGCAAGCCGAAGGTAGCCAAGGTCAAGCGGAAACTGACCGAGGCCGAGGACAACGCCATCGGCAGGGCGATCCGCCGCCGCCAGAACAAGCGGCTGCGTGGCTGGATACCATACGCGCAGCGATGACATGTCCAACCCCGGCCCCGTCTTCTCCCGCGTGGCTGCGGCCACTGCAGCCCGTAACCGCATCATCAATCCGACGCGAACAGTGGCGGCGATCCCAGCGCAAGCGCCGTGGCCCACCCAGGGGTACTGGCTACCGCCATCCCATACGTGGGGCGGACGGGCGATTTCGCGCTGGTGCCGCTGGGGCTTCTGGGAGCCTGATGGCTCGGCGCTGAACGTGACGAGGATATTGTGAAGATCATCGGGGATGGAGGGCATGCGGCGGTAGTGCGCGATTTGCTGATGGGCATGAATTTCACGGAATCGTATGCTGTTATCGCTGTAGGAGACAACGCGGCCCGCAAGCGAGAAGCGGAATCATTGCAAGGCTATCTATTCGCATCGATAGCCCATCCTACGGCGTGGATCAGTCCATCCGCGCAAATTGGCGCAGGAACTGTAATCATGGCTGGCGTGGTAGTACAGGCCAATGCGCGCATCGGCAAACACGTAATTTTGAACACGTCATGCAGCGTGGATCACGGTTGCGTCATCGGCGACTACGCCCACATCGCCCCAGGCGCGCACCTATGCGGTCATGTAGAGATCGGCGACGGCGCGCTGGTAGGCGTTGGCGTAGGCATCGCACCGGGATGCAAGATTCCTGCGTGGTCGCTGGTCAAAGCTAGGAGGCTAGAGATTGTCCCCCTACAAAATCACGGCTGACTTTGAAGCCGCGCTCTGCGAGTACACCGGAGCGCGCTTTGCAGTTGCACTCAATAGCTGCACGGCGGCGCTGCTGCTGGCGGTGCAGTGGCATGCGCGTATCAAGTTGCCTATTGATTGGCTATATCAAGATATATTGCCGAAGGATATAGAAATTCCTCGCCATACCTATGTAAGCGTGCCGTGCGCAATTCGTAGTGCAGGCTGTACGCTTGCATGGCGCGACGAGCAATGGCACGGCGCATACCAACTCAAGCCTCTTCCGGTATGGGACTGTGCCCGCCGCTTCACGTCCGGTATGTACGTTCCGGGACAGTTCCAGTGCGTATCCTTCGCCGCGAGCAAGATTCTAGGCGCAGAGCAAGGCGGCGCGATCCTGCACGACAACGCCGAGGCAGATGCGTGGTTTCGCCGTATGCGTTTCGATGGGCGCACGGAAGGCGTCGATCCGATGGAGGACACATTTGACCTGATCGGCATGCACTGCATGATGCTGCCGAGCGTAGCGGCTACGCTGCTGGTGCGGCTCTATCATCTGCCGAAGTACAACGAGGACTTGCCGGAGCGGGAGTACCCCGACCTCTCGACCGCGCCTGCCTTCCGATGACCCTCGCCGAAACGCTAGAACTAGCTGCCCCCAAGCGCGTCCTTTTCATCGGCGAGGAGATTACCGATGTCTATCACTTCGGCAACGCCATGCAGCGCCCTGCCAAGGAACAAATCCTCTGCATGGAGGCCAAGGAAACTGAAGCTTACCAGGGCGGCGTGATAGCAGCGGCCAAGCATGCGGAAACGTTCTGCGATACCGTGCATATCGTTAGCACGCACCGCATTCGCAAGGAACGTTACGTCGAGCAGACGCACACGCGAAAGCTATTCGAGGTCTACGTGAATGGTGGCACGCTGGAGCGTCCAGTTATCCCGCCGCTTGATTATTACGATGTCGTTGTCGTCACAGACTACGGCCACGGCATGATGAACGAGGCGCTAATTGATAAGGTCTGCGCCGAGGCTAGATTCCTCGCCGTGAACGTGCAGGCGAATGCAGGTAACTACGGCTTTAACCTAGCGACCAAGTATCCGCGCGCGGACTACCTTTGCCTGTCCGAGCAGGAGGCGCGGCTAGCGACTCAGAACCGGGACGGTGCCATCGAGGCGAGCGTGGAGGAACTGGCCTGCATCGCCCCGCGCGTCGCTGTGACGCTCGGGCGCGAGGGGGCAATCGGCACGGGCGGCGTGCGCGTATCGGCCTTCATTGAAACTGTAATTGACACTATGGGCGCGGGGGACGCATTCTTTGCCGTCACCGCATGCGTTGCAGAGGACGTGGGCATGGAGGACTTGCTGCGCATCGGCAACGCTGCCGGGAAATTGAAAGCGCAGATCGTGGGCCATCGAAAGGCGGTTAGCAAGAATGAACTCCTCGCTTACCTCGCTAGTCAAGGCTGCTAAGCGCGTGTATCTGATTGGGAATGGCGGAAGTCATTCTAACGCCGTTCATATTTGCAATGACTTACTCGCGTGCGGAATCAAGGCGTACACGCTAGACCCTGCGACGTTGACGGCGAACGCCAATGACTTTGGTTACGAGACTGTGTTCTCTCGCTGGATCTCTACGGTAGGGGAACGCGGAGATTTACTGATCGCCCTGTCAGGCAGTGGAAAATCGCCAAATATTCTACGTGCTCTTACGGCTGCATATGCGAACGACATGGAGGTTTATTGCATCTTTGGCAACGAGCGCGGCGAAAACATGCAGCAGGCCGAGGAAGCACAGATCAGGATTGGGCACGACATAATGAGGGCTCTCAAATGCAAGAATTGAAATGTCCCAAGTGCAGCTCCCCCGCCTACGAGACATTCCAGCGCGGCCAATTAATCACCGGCACGCGCTGCCTGTCCTGCAATCACGAGACGTTCGCCAAGGTGTGCAAAACCGTTGATGACGTGCGCCTGTTCCTCGAAAAGATGTACGGCGACGCAAAGCTCGTGTTTCAGGATGATGCAATCTCCATCAAGCTTGAAGCCCATTTCGTCGGCAACATGGACAAGACGGAGCAAATCAAGGTGTGGCGGGGGCTGGAGAAGTGAAAGACGAAATGCTCAATGTGTTCCCAGAAACTTCTGGCTTTATCAAACGTGTTGGCTATCGCGGATTTCTATCAATGATCTGGACGCTATGGAGAATGAATAGAAGTGCGAAGAAAATGCGCATTCAATGTAAGGCTGAGATTATGTTCCCTGTGCATTGGTTAAAATGACCCCCGCTGACCTAATCGCCTTCGAGGCAGACATAGCGCGCGAGTTCGAGGCTGGCAATATCCATGCGCCAGTGCATCTCTCGGGTGGAAACGAGCAGCAGCTAATCGACATCTTCCGCGACGTGCGGCCTACTGACTGGTGCCTATCGACATGGCGCAGTCATTATCACGCGCTGCTCAAAGGCATTTCGCCCGCCGAGATCAAGCGGCAGATCATGGCCGGGCGCTCAATGTTCATCAGCAGCGTAGAGCACCGCTTCCTGTCCTCTGCAATCATGGGCGGGATGCTGCCGATTGCGTGCGGTCTCGCCTACGCCGGAGAGCGCGTATGGTGCTTCGTCGGTGATATGTGTGAGAGCGTAGGTGCAATGCGTGATGCGCAAAGGTTCGCGCGTGGGCATGGCCTTGATGTTATCTTTGTCGTTGAGGATAACGGGCTTTCAACGAATACCCCGACACGTGCTGCTTGGGGTGAAGAATATGCTGGCCCGGAAAAACATTATTATTCTTATGAACGCACCTATCCGCACTATCAGCCGCTCCCCGGTCAGCATGGGTTTTAGCGAGGTGGTTAATGCCGCCATGCTCATGCTCTCCGCAGACGAGCGCACGCTGTTCGTCGGGCAGAGCGTTGCCTATGATGGCGCGACTATGTACCACAGCCTCAAGGGCGTGCCAGCAGAGAAGCGCCTTGAATTTCCCGTGGTGGAAGACATGCAGCTCGGCTTCTGCATCGGTCTATCGCTACGCGGGCGTATCCCGATTTCAATCTACCCGCGCATGGACTTCCTGCTGCTCGCTATGAATCAGTTAGTCCTGCATCTGGATCGCTTCTGTGAGATGGGCGACTTCCGCCCCAAGGTCATCGTGCGCACGCGCGTGGGGCCGACGAAACCGCTGAACGCCGGACCGCAGCACACAGGAAACTACACCGAAGCCTTTGACCTGATGCTGCGCAACGTCGATGTCGTTGAATTGAACCACGCCGACGACGTGATGCCGTGCTATCGTGACGCGCTAACGAATCCGCATTCAACGCTGGTGGTGGAGAACGGATGACATGGCTGAGCCCGGCCTGCAAGTCGTAGTCCGCTTCCCCGACTCCATTCCGCACGATGTCCAGGGGCCTGCGCTGCTGTGGTTCGAGATGACGCTGCGCACCTTGAGCAAATTGGACGTGCGCGTGGTGAAGGACTTGAAGGGCGACGATTCGCGTTTACGCAAGTTGATGACGATTCAGCAACGGGAGAAACTTTAATGTTCGACGAACACGCTCAATACGTAGCTGGAAAGGAAATGACGCTGGATGGCAGTAACATCGGCTACCACCGCGAGCGAGTCGAAGCGTGGGCACGCGGCGAGCGCGTAGCGCCCATCTTCATGGATATCGCTTGGACACGCAAATGTCAGGCGGCTTGTCATTTCTGCTACGCACAAGCTCAAGCTAGCGAAGGCGGCGACATCACATGGGAGCATGCCAGCCAATTCCTTGAGGACGCCGCTGAGATCGGCGTACTCGCCATGAACTACATCAGCGACGGCGAATCAACGATGGTTCCGTGGTATGCCAACGCGGTAGAGAAGGCCACGGCCCTAGGGATCGCTATCGGCGCTGGTACCAACGGTATCGCCACTACCAAGCCAGTGCTGGAACGCATCCTGCCGCGCCTGATGTCGTTCCGCGTCAATTTTTCGGCGGGCGAGAAGAAACGCTATGCCGAGATCATGGGGCTAAAGCAGGCGGTCTACGACATCGTAATCCGCAATATCCGCGATGCCGTAGAACTGGTGCGCAGCAACGGCTGGCCGTGCATCGTCAACTTGAACCTTGTCTGCGATCCGAAGGACTCTGACCAGCTCCTGCCATTCGCGCTGCTCGCCAAGGATTTAGGCGTCCACTACGCGATCATCAAGCACTGCGCGGTCGATCCTGACGGCGTGCTGGGCGTGGATTACAAGGGCTATGCTGCCATTGATGACATCCTGCACGAGTGCGAGGCTCTGTCGGATGAGACTACGCGCATCGTCGTCAAGTGGAACAAGCTGAAGCATCAAGGCATCCGCCAATACTCCCGCTGCTTCGGGCCTCCGTTCGCGTTGCAGATGTCAGGGAACGGGCTGATCGCTCCGTGCGGGCCTCTGTTTAACGAGAAGTACCGCGCCTTTCACGTCGGCAACATCACTACGGAACGGTTTAAGGACATGTTCCACGGTGAACGCTATTGGGAAGTCATGCGGTATCTCGCGTCCGATGAATTCGATCCGCGCAAACGCTGCCCCTCGGACTGCATGCAGAACTTGACCAATGACTGGCTCTATCGCTATCTGGATGGCAAGGTCACGTTCCCCATCGCGCCCGCACCGGCCAACGTCAATTTCCTTGCATGAAAGTAGTGCTTTGCCACGGCGTATTCGATTTGCTGCACGTTGGGCACCTGGAGCACCTGAAGCAAGCGCGTAAATTCGGTAACTGGCTGATCGTGTCCGTGGTGCCTGATAAGCATCTCAGCAAAGGCCCGACGATCTACAGCGAAACGGAGCGAATAGCACTTCTCAAAGCATTGAGTTGCGTAAATCAGGTGGTACTTGGAATTGGGCCTGGGCCTGAGGATGTCATTCGACGCTATAACCCAGAGGTCTATGTGAGAGGAGAGGATTACATCGGCAAGCACATGCCAGAATCTGATTTGCTGGAAAAGCTCGGCATTCCGGTGCGCTATACCAAGTCCATCCCGCCGCGCACTAGCGAGATCATCGAGAGAATACGGTGCCGATAAGATTCTGCACCCGCTGCGTGATAAGCAGCATGCGTCCGCGCATCACATTTGACGCCGAAGGCGTCTGCTCCGCCTGCCGCTTTGCCGAGTTCAAGGCTACGGTGGACTGGCAGCAGCGCGAGCACGAGCTGGCCGCGCTCTGTAAGAGGTTCCGGCGCGGCGGCGGCTCGTTTGACGTAATCGTGCCAGTCTCGGGCGGAAAGGACGGTGGATTCGTGGCGCATAAGCTCAAGCACGATTACGGCATGACGCCTTTATGCGTGACGTGGGCACCGCTGCTAGCTACGGACATCGGCAGGCAGAACCTAGACGCCTTCGTTGCAAGCGGCTTTGACGTGATCCAAGGTAGGCCGAATGGACAAACTGCGCGCAAGCTCACGCGCTTGGCCTTCGAGCACATGGGCGACCCGTTCCAGCCGTTCATCTATGGGCAGACGAATTTTCCGCTGCGCATGGCCGTGCATTACGGCATCAAGCTAATCATGTACGGCGAGAACGGTGAGGTCGAGTACGGCGGCGACATGAAAAACGCCTACCGCCCGACGCGCGAAGTGCGTGACCATGACAAGCACTATTTCTCAGGCAAGCCCCCTGAATTCTGGAGGTCACATGGCGTCACCGAAGCAGAGCTTGAGCCCTTCCAAGCGCCGATCCACGAACAAGCTCGGCAGTGCGAAATCCATTTCATGTCGTACTACCATAAGTGGACGCCGCAAGAGAATTTCTACTATTGCTCCGAGCATACTGGGTTCACTCCGAACACCGAACGCACGGAAGGCACATATTCTAAATATGCATCGCTTGACGACAAGCTTGATGGGCTTCACTACTACCTCGGATATGTCAAGTTTGGGATCGGACGATCTACTTCTGATGCGTCTCACGAAATTAGGGACGGTCATATCACGCGCGATGAGGCGGTGGCCTTGGTGCACAAGTTCGACGGCGAATTCCCTACGCGGCACTGGCAGGAGGCATGCGAGTACATGGGCCTAACGGATGCCGAGGCGCGGAAGATCATCGGAACGTGGAAATCGCCTGAAGTGTGGAACGGCAACAGCCTGCGGTATCGCGTGGCATGAAATTCCTCCGCTCCCTTCTCCTGATCCCCGCCGCGCTGGTCGTCATTGGCGTGCGCGTGCTAGACCTATTCGGCGTCAATATCAAGTTCTCTAACTTCCTCTCCTCGCGCATCGGCCATCTGGTAGGCAATACCGAGGTCTATTTGTGCGAGCGCGACATGGGCATGCACTCTGGAATTCACATCTGGACGCACTACGGGCCTATCGCTAGCGAGCAGATTGCGCTTATGTGGAAGCGCGTCATGCGCGTATGGCCGTCGCATTTTATGGCATTGGTGATTCTCATCAACAAGATGTTCCCTGGATGGGAAAGGCACGAAATTGGATCGAATACTCTAGACCGCGATCCTAAGAGCCTGCTAGATAAGTGCAAGCCGCATCTCAAATTCACGCTAGAAGAACGCGCTCGCGGAGAGGTGCAATTAAGGAAATGGGGTCTACCAGCGGGCGCGCAATGGGTATGCCTGATGGTGCGCGATGGTGCTTATTTGCCTGAGTTTGGCTATCACTCATACCGCGATTGCGACGTGGACACGTATACCGATGCCGCGTTAATGCTCGCCGAGCGCGGCTACTACGTCTTTCGCATGGGTAAAAAGGTCGCCAAACCATTCGCCGCCAAGCATCCGCGCATCTTCGACTTCGCCACTGATGGCACGTATTCAGATTTCATGGGCGTGTATCTCGGCGCTTACTGCGCGTTCTGCGTATCGACCAGCACTGGCTGGGATGCCATTCCGCAAGCCTTCCGCCGACCGATGTGCTACACCAATTTCGCGCCATTCGAGTACATCCCTACATGGCTGCCTAACAGCTTAGCAATCTGGAAGCATCACAAAAAGGCCACGCTTACTAAAATCAAAGGTCGCTTGGTCAATGGCGCATGGGAAGCCTACACGGATACAGGCAAGGGCGAAACTCATGGCAGTACCATATCTCTATCGGATGATGAGCTTACCGACAATGATTGGAGGCGCATTAGCGTTTCAGAAATCGTTGAATCTGGCGCTGGGAAATTTATGAAGGCAGAGGAATTCTTGCAAAACGGCATCGCTCTCGAAGACAACTCGCCGCAGGAGATACTTGATGTGGTGCGCGAGATGGCAGACATGATCGAGGGGCGATTTCATCCTGCTAGGCAAGAGGAATTTTGGGATGCGTTTCCTAAATCGGAATTGCACGGCGAGATCCGCATAAGGATAGGGAGCAAGTTTCTAGAGGGATACCATGCTGAACAACAAGCGGATACTGGGTCTGATACCAGCACGCGGCGGATCGCGGCGGGTTCCGTTTAAGAACATCACGCTATTCAGGGGACAGCCCTTGATACGCTGGACGATGGAACACGCCGAAGCCTCTAAGTACCTGGACGCATGGGTAGTGTCCACCGAGGACGCGGCGATTGCGATTCACGCCAAGGATCATCTTTTGCAGCGCCCCGCGTTCCTGGCCGAGGACAAAGTTCCTACCGAGGCCGTGCTGGTGCATGCGCTCTACACGCTACCTGGATACGACTACGCCGTGGTGCTTCAGCCTACGTCACCGCTACGCACCATTGAGGATATTGACCGCTGCATCGAAATCGCTGTGGAGCAGCACGGGGCCAGCGGGCTTACCGGCTGTGTGTCATACAACGAGTACGGCAAGCGTAACGGAGCTGTCTTCGTCTGCCACGTCGAGCACTTCATGCAGTTTCTATCATTCGACGCAGCGCACCACTACGAGATGCCAAATGCCAGGAGCCTGGACATAAATTATCCTTGGGAAATGCAATGAGAATCCTAATCGTAAGCGGTAGCCGCGCCGACTTGGGCCTGCTGCATTGCCCTGAGAAGGCGCTGCGCCTAGATCACGAAGTTACGCTGATGAGCGTATGGGAACTTGGCTTCGCGGAAGCATTCTCCACGATTAGCATCTGCATCAAGGCTTTCGACATGCTTCTGATCCTCGGCGACCGCTTCGAGATTCTAGCCGCAGCGACCGCAGCGCACTTGCAGCGCATTCCCATTGCACACATAGGGGGCGGCGATGTTACGGAGGGCTCTTACGATGACGCTATGCGGGATTGCATTAGTCGCATGGCTTCTCTACATTTCTGCACTTCTTTTGCTTCTACTGCCCGTCTGGTTAGCCTTGGGTATCGCAATGTCCATCTTGTCGGCAATCCTGCGGTGGACTACATCATGCACGAAGCATGGCAGCGGGAGCGGGAGATAGCCGGGCCTTACGTTGTGGTGAGTTACCAGCCGGAGACGATAGATGACACCGTCGATTTGGAATCAGTCAATGCAGCCATTGATGGAAGGCACGCAATATGGATTTCGCCTAACCCTGATAGGGGGTCAGAGCGTATTCCAGGAGGGGAATCCTACAGTCACGACAGGTTCCTTAATCTCCTGTACCACTGCGAATGCTTTATTGGGAACAGCAGCGCCATGTTCTACGAGGCTCCGTTCCTGAAACCGGGCGGCGTCAAGTGCCGCCTGATCGGCAAGCGCCAGCGAGGGCGCGTCATTCCTTGGGGCGGCGAAGGGCGCGCGAGCGAGCGCATCAGGGACGTGCTGAGGCTGTGGCCGCAATCTTCGTAATCGCCGAAATCGGCGTCAATCACGATGGCGACTTGGACAAGGCCAAACGCCTGATCGACGCTGCAAAGGCTGCGGGCGCGGATGCGGCAAAGTTCCAATACTTTAGCAGCCGCAAGCTGTGGAGCGACGACCGGATCAAGCACTTGGAATTGCGCTTCTCGGAAATGGTCGTTCTGCACCACTACTGCCAGCAGGTAGGCATTGAATTCATGGCTACGCCCTTCGGCGTCGAGGAAGTCATCCTGTTGCGCCAACTCGTGAAGCGTTACAAGATCGCTTCCGGGTGCCTGACGCGCAGGCCGATCCTTGAGGCCGTGAAAGATACTTCGCTGCCAGTGATCCTCTCAACCGGCATGTCCACGCTGCAGGAAATCGCCGCAGCCGAGCAAGTGCTATACGATGGCGATCTGACGCTGCTGCACTGCACGTCCGCCTACCCGTGCCCCATCGACCAAGTGAACCTGCGCGCCATGCTTGAGCTACGCGACGCGTTCCGCACGCCGGTAGGCTACTCCGACCATACCAAGGGCATCACGGTAGCGATAGCCGCCGCAGCGATGGGCGCGCAGGTTATCGAGAAGCACCTGACACTGGACTGCACCGCCAGCGGACCGGATCATGCAGCGTCTATCGAGCCCGATGAATTCCGCGTTATGGTGCGCGCGATCCGCACGGTGGAGGAGGCGCTAGGCGATGGCGTTAAGCGCGTGCAGCCGAGCGAGGAGAAACTACGGGAGCAATGGCGTGAGCCTGTTACGGCTGATAGCCCGTCTGGATATTAAGGGCGCAAACGTCGTCAAGGGCGTGCAATTCGAGGGCCTGCGCGTCGTTGGCAAGCCCGAGGAGATGGCGCAGCGGTATGCTGAATCAGGAGCGGATGAAATACTTTACATCGATACCGTAGCGAGTCTCTACGGGCGCAACCAATTGGAGGCACTGCTTGAAAAAACCGTGGAAAGCGTCTTCGTTCCCATCACTGTTGGCGGAGGAATCGCAAGCATTCAAGATGCTCGAAGACTCTTTAACGCTGGAGCAGACAAGATCGCTATCAATACTGCTGCGCTTAAACGGCCCGCACTCATTAACGAACTGGCTGGGCATTTTGGAAGCCAAGCGGTCGTCGTCAGCATCGAGGCCAAGCGCGTTAACGGAGGCTGGGAGTGCTACACGGACAATGGGAGAAATAGGGGCGCTTCCGATATACGTGAGTGGGTCACCGACGTGGTGGGACGAGGCGCAGGGGAAATATTGCTCACCAGCGTTGACCGCGACGGCACTCGCCGAGGCTTCGACACCGAACTCGTCGCCGCAATCGCTCCCCACGTCCCCGTCCCCGTCACCGCAAGCGGAGGATGCGGGAGCCTGGAGCACCTGAAAGCCGTGCTACAGGCCGGGGCCGACGCCGTGGCCGTGGGCTCGGCGCTGCACTACGGAAAGGTCACGTTCGAGGAGATGCGGCGCGTAGGTGTCGAAATTACGTCACTTCGCCGCCACTCCCTTGGACTTCTCGTAGGTACGGAATCCGCCCAAGCCAAGCAGCCCGAACAGCAATTGCATGGTAATCGTGGTGTCTAAGGCAGGGAAAGCTCCGCTGTAGCCTGCCAAGGTGGCTGCGAACCGCGCCAGAGGCTCCAGGATCGCCGCATAGGCGAGTCCTGCGGCACCGACCCATCCAACGCACGGACGCCAGCCTGAGACGAAAATCGACGGATGGGCGGCTTCCTGGAGATTTACCTTTACCTGTTCCAGCGCCAACTGGAACTCCTGGCTCTGCTGCACCGCCGCAAACTCTAGCTTGGCCTTCTCGGCTGCTGCCTTGTCTGGGATCACACGGTCGATGATCTTGCCTACGGCGTCGATTACCGGGCCTGCTAACAGGTTGAGGATGGGGTTCATTTTTGATCGTATTCCACGTGAATATGCTCGTTCGGCGTCCCTACGGCCTCCAGCACCACGTCGAAGTCTTGGCCTAGCGCGGCCTTGATCTTGTCGCGCAAATAGACCTTATCGTTCGTGTAGTTATGAGTGCGGAAGTCCAGCGCGCAGCCCTTGTAATGCAGGCTCGCTTCGCTGTGCTTGGAATCGTTGGCGCTGGTGATAACGCATTCCGTATCACCGTAAATCTCGTCTACCACCATTGCCGCCAGCACCATCTGCGGCTGAAGTCCTGCTAGGCGTACTCCGGCTTTGAGGATCATTGCCTACGCGCCTGCCGGTCGCGCTCGCGCTGCGCAGCCTCGATGCCTTCGAGCTTGCGCAGGATTAGGTCAACGTTCTTAGCCGTGTCCTTCACATCGCGCTTGATCTCCTTCGTTTCCTCCTTGAGCTGGTCCACGCGCTCTTTCTGCTTCGCCTGCTCGCCTGCGGACTGCGCATAGGTTGCGGCAATCGCCCCGGCCATTGCGAGGATGGTCAGCATGTTTCCGGGGGAGAAATATTTGCGTCTGTCTTTGTCGATGGACATGGCATCACTCCGGGCAAATATAGGCACGAGGATAGTTAGGATGATCGTACCCAGCCGCGTGTTGCCGCTCATGGGCCTCTACGCATTCACGGTTAGCATTGCGAAGCATGATGATCTGACACTGGCGCTTGGTCTTGTCGCAGACCGTCCAGCCTTTGACACCTTCGCCATAAGGGTGCTTGTCAACGACAAAGATTTCTGGATTGTTCAATGCGCCTTCCCACGTCTTTTGCCAATAGCCGTTGTCCGGTGGTGGAGCAGGGCGCTGCAGAGCTTGCGCCATCGCCTGCACCTTTGGGTCAAGCTGCGGAGGTCCTAAACGCCAGTCGCCGTAGTCCATATCAATCTGATGGTGAGCTAGAGCCTGTTTCTAGAGTTCCTGTTATAGCGTAATCGTCGCCCGTTCCTAGATTCGTAGCAAACGTCGCTACTGCAGCGCCATCAGCTACACGCTGATAGACAATCGGAGCTGTACCTGTGGCAATAGCACCATCTGCCCCTAACCATACTGGCTTTCCATTAGCGGAAATGAACCTGCGACGGTTAGCAACAATATCGAAGTCTAGATATTGCCCTGGCGCAAAGTAGACTTCAGCCAAGCAACCGTCGAAATCATTAGCGCCCCCAGTTGAAGCGCCTATCGACCAATTCGTAGCGCCCTCATAATTGATAGTGTCATCAGTGTAGGTGACTTCGTTTTTATCTGATACATCATTTACGTAGAGGCGACCAGAACCAGCGACCGCTAAATTCCATGACAGAAGAATATGCAACCATGTTGCACCAGCCGTGTACGCTGTTGAGGACAAAAATCTTAGAACGTTAGCTGGTACAGAATTTTGGCATATCAATTCAAACAGATTCGAGCTGATGATATTAAACTGACACGCTTGTACAGTAGCGCAGGAAAATATCCTGCGTGTAGCGCCGTCTTGCGCATCAATACGACACCATAAACTGAGAATTCCTGACTTGCTATCGGCGATTCCGGTTAAAGCGGCACCGCTAGTCATTACGTCATTCGTGCCGTCGAAATCGGCGGAATCTACGGTGCTTAACGTCTGTCCGTAATTCATGAACAATACTTGCATGCCGCTCATGAGAGATTGGTTCCAGAGATTACCCACGTTGTTGCCGTGATCTTCAGCACCGTAGCAATCCCATTTTCTGCAAGCGTTCTTGATCCTGTAGACCCTGCGCCCATCAGCGTCATCGTGTCAGTTGTGATAGCAATCGTGACAGTATTCTGCATGTTGACGAACGTGACTGCGGTGCCAATAGGAAATGCTACTGCTGAGTTCGCAGGAATAGTGAAGGTGCGCGGATTGTCATCTGCGACAGGATGCAGGACATGCTTGTTAGCATCAGCGGCGACCAATTCATAGGCCGCGCTCTGCGAATTCTGCGGGATGGTCGAACCTGCGAAGGTCGTTGTGCCGGTAGCTGCGCCGATTGCAAGCGTTGTCGCAGCGCCAGCAAAATTAACCGTGGTTGCCGTGGTATTGAATAACGTCAGCGAAGTAGCAGCCGTCGCCATCGTGAACGTGCCAGTCCCTACATTCAGCGTTGTCGCCGCCCCCGCGAAATTCACGGTGGTAGCCGTGGTATTGACCAAGGCAAACGTAGTCGAAGGCGTAATCAGCGGCGAGGTAACGCTGATCCCGACAGCGAACGGCACCGATGAGGTAGTCGTCTGCGAGCCGTCCTTCAGCACAGTGGTAGTCAGCCCCGTAGCGATCTCAGACCACGCCGTAGCGGCGTCCGATGAGCTGATCGTCGTTCCGGTAACCGGCGAGGGGGCGAAGGTGGTACTTGTGAATGTGAAAGTTCCGCTCGAAAAAGGCACCCGATTAACCTCCTGCTGCCGTAGCAGCGCCAACAACGCCCATGCGTTCAAGCTCAGTAGCCACAGCCGAGCGTTCCGCAGCAGGCAGTTTTTCAAGCGCAGCGGCCAAAGACTTGGGATTCAGATAGCGCCGAGCGGCCTCTGCGTCCAAGCGTGGCTCTACGCCTTTACCCAAGCGGTTCATGATCGCATTGGCGAGCATCATGGGCCGAGATAGCATCTGCGGCAGATGCAGCCGTGATTCCTCGGCGACATTCATCCCGCCGCCTAGATTTGTGCGCACCACGGGACGCGCAGCAGACTTGACACCCTCTTTCGCCGCTTCGATGCCACGCGAGCGTGAAGCGAATTCAGCTAGATAGTCTTTCCAGCCGACGCCGCCAGCAGACTCTATGGCGTCATCGATATTCTTTTGCATGTCGCGCTCAAGGCCAGCGGCGAGGCGCTTGTCCCAATTCGCCGTTTCCTTAGCATTCTTCTGGATCGTGTTGCCGAGTTCCTTGCGGATCGTGTAAAGGTCTTTAGCGTTGATGAAGCCGTCGCGGCTGGTGAAGTCCTTTATCTTGTCCCTCACGTCGGCGAAGGTCTTGCGCACCACGTCCGACGCACGAATGCCTGGCTGAGATACAACGCCGCGCATTTGCCGAATTAACTTCTGTGTAGATACACCTACTGGCTGCGTGCCTTCAAGCGCGGCTTCGCGCATAGGAGTAGTGACTTCGGCGCGCGTTTCCATTGCCTTAGCCAAAGCTGCTTTCTGATCCAAGGCGCGCTGCCCAAAGGCTGCTGATGGGCCTCCAGGCGTGCCAGAAGTGATTTTCTGGTGCGCTACGAGCGGCGATCCGGCGGGCGTAGGGCCGAGGATTTCCCCGGCAGTCTGCTGATACCCAGGCACAGGCGGCTCGGTACGCTTCAAGGCGTCGATTACGGCTTGGCGATTTTGGTCGCCGGTGATCTTTCCCTGATAGCGGCTCAGAATGCGGCCAGCGCCTTTTTCCGTGAACAGGTCAGCGATATTACGAACGCCACCAGCGATTGCTTTTCCGCCTTCCATAGCGGCTGGGACGGCAGCTCCCAGGGCTGCGCCAGTGCCAATCTGTTGGGCTTTGCTGCCCATGAAATCGTCGCCCTGAGTAACCGGCGCTACAGCGCCAGCACCGCCGCCAATAGCCGCGCCCTGCGCAATGCGTCCGGTAGTGCTAGCCGCTCCAGGTATGCCGCGCAGAGCCAGCACGGCAGGGCTAACCGCCGTGCCTGCAAGCCCCGTCAGGTCGAATTGACCACCACCCATAGCAGCCTGCCCGCGTTGCTTCAATTCCTCGGTACGCTTCAGTGTTTCGGTGCCAGACGTATCGCCAAGGGCCTCTGCTCCGAACTGCGCAGCGCCTAGAAATGGCGAAGCAGCGCCCATAGCGAAGCGGGTAAGCGGATGCCCTGCGATGTTCTCGGCAGGCGTGATGCCTAGCGCCTTTGGATCGTAGCCCATCAAGCCGCCTGCCCAGCCTGATGTTTTCTCTCCGGATGGGACGAACGGCTCAGGCGGCTGCTGCGGCGGCGGTGCTTGCTGCTGCAACCGAAGCCGTGCGCGTGCAGTCGCTACAGCGCGCTGCTGTTCTATTGTTGCCACAGCGCCTTTTCCTCCGGCGTCATCACGTTCCAGATTGCAGGGTCAACGTCTGCTGGAGCGCCTTGAGGGGCTGACTGCCTCGGCTGTCCAGGCTGTCCCTGTTGTGCTGGTTGCGTAAACGCCTCTGGATTCAAATGCTCATATTTCGCCCACAACTGTTTAACGGTATCGAGCGCCGCCTTACGCCGCGCAATCGGCACCGTAGGATCGCCAATCTCAGCCGCCATCTGCCGATAGAGCACGACGTCCCTATCGGACTGCGGGCCTTGCATGCGCGGCATCTTCGCCGTCAAAGCCCCACCGAGCGCCTTAAGCTGCTGCGCTTGGACTGAGCCCTGCGGCGATGCGCCGAAGAATCCGCCAACTACGTCTACAGCTGCGCCGAGGCCGCTTTGCGTCGGTGTATCGGCAGGACTAGTTACACCACCTTCACCACGTTTTTTACCGCTCAGGATGTCATCTGCGGTCTGGATGATTCCACCAATACCCTGCATGTTGAAACGGCGCTCGGCAGTGGATTGCCCTTCGACGGTGCCCGTAGCCTTGGCAGCGGACAGGTTGCGTTGCAGATTTGGATCAGCAGCCGAGCCTACTACAGGCGAGCCGCCAGCCTGCACAAGCTCCATCTGCCCGGTACGCGCATTGAAGGCATAGACACCTTTTGCTGTCTGCACCGGAGTAAAGTACGGCGTGCCGCCGCTAGTTGGCTGAGTCGGATTTGGCGGTACTGACGCAATCGACGGCCCACCACCAGCAGGGAATCGTTGCTGTCCAGGCCCCAATGTGAATGGCTGCTGTGGCTGCGGCATCTGATTCTTAAATTGCTGCCCCATCATCCCCAAGCCAGCCTGCGCCAGCATCGGGTCTTGAGAGCCCGCCAGCGTCCCGGCAGCGCCCATAGGATCGCCGGGCATCGCAGGCCCACCGCCCAGCTCAGGCGCAGGCTGCGGCGAGCCTCCGGCTTGCGACAGGGCCTTGGCGAGCGCGGCTTGGCGCTCTGATTGCATCCGGTCAGCCAGTGTCTTCTGCTCTGTAGTTGCCTCCTTCTCCTTTTGTCCGCCCGCATATCCCTGCATCATCTTTGCGATAACCTGAAGCGGGCTAACAGGAGACGCCATCCGCCCGCCTCTAGGGGCCTCCAATGGCTGAAACGCTTGCTGCTGCAACATCTGCGCGAGACGTTGCTTTTTTTGAATCTCGGCTTGTTCTGCACCGTATGGCCCAACCGACACGTTATTTACGAAGTCAGCCATTGCAAGCCTCTAGTTTTCGGTATGCGTTCAATGGACGCGCGACCTCTGCGGATAGCTCGGCTAGGCGCGTCATGTACTCGCCAAATCTTTCTGGATGCCTAGCTTTCATGTATCGCGCCCGGTCGCCAGCGTGCGCAGCGTACGCCGTGCAGTCGAAGCAATCCACACTTGAATGCTCCAGCGCGTAGTGATCCGGCAGCGGCCCGAACGTGGAGCGCAGGAAATCCATAACACGCTCTGCGCTCCATTCAGCAATAGGATGAATGATCTCGATGCCATCCACCACGCCGACCGACGCGCGGTGCGCTTCGTCCAGGCGTTGCCCCCTGATGATCGTTTTCGCACCTAACTGCTTCGCCTTCAGGAACAACGGCTCAGCGATATTCTTGAAGCAGCACTGCAAGTAACTTTGCACCTTTATCGGCTTTGTGCTTGTCATGGTTTGCGCAAACGCCGTACTATCCACTGGCACCAGATCGGATGGCAACCCGTACTGCGCCCACTGCCCGGCGCGATCCGTTTTGACCTCGTGCCAGTGCGGGCACAAGACCGCAACGCGATTAACAAACGCCTCGACCTCCGGCAGATTGCGCCCGGTATTCGCCCAAATAACGTCAATCTCCGGTAGACGGTCGCGGTACAGCATCAGGCATGCGAGGCTGTCTTTACCACCGGAGAATGCGAGCGCGGTTTCCATTAGTACATATACGCCGCAGCCATGCCGATTCCAGCAACACCGCCCAATTGCGCATTGTATGCACCAACATCAGAGCCGAATTGATCCGCCTGGGCTTGTCCTTGAGCTTGTGCAGCACCGGAATAATTCGTCGGGATACCGCCCTGTCCAAATTGCGGGTTTTGAACCTGCGCCCCGGTACGCAAAGCGTTCAGCGTATTCAACGGCTGGTTGTAGGCAGAACTAGCAAGCTGATAAGTCTGCGGCATCGTCTGGATCGCCCCAAGCCGCGCCTGTCCGTATGCATCGGTACGCGCACTCTCGAAATCGCGCATGGCGTTCGTGTAAGCTTCCCCTCCGGGCGACAAGCCTTGATTGGCGAGCATCGTCCGATTCTGCTCTGCGCGTTGATTCCACTGCGGGTCAAGCCGCGCGGTTTGCGCCTCATAGGCTTGGTCCGCGATTTGCGGCACCGAGGACAAATCCATCGGCTGCGAGTATTGCTGCTGCACGCCGGGGAGCTGCTGCTGTGCTACATCGCCTACGCCAGCCGACAGGCCCATCTGCGTATCAAGGGCCTGCTGCGCCTTCGGATCTAGCGTAGTCGTGGATTTGAAGCCCGACGGGCTAGTAGGATCAGCCCCATATTGCAGCGATCCGTAAGGCGTGAACTGGCTTACCTTCTGGCTAAGGCCAGTAGCTTCCGCAGCCCCTTTGTAGTCGGGTGCTGCTGGCGCTGATGGTGCGCACATACTGCCTCCTAGACGCCTAAAAAACGAGCGTCATGCAGTGCGCGGTATGCTTATAGCCTTGGCGGGCGAGCCACTTTGAAACAATGAGATCAGTAGCGGTCGTCACGTTCAGCCTTTTCACTCCGCGCGCTTTCAAGTCCTGATGCACGAAGCGGGCGAGTAATCGACCGCTGCCATTTCTATGCTCTTTATCGACGTAGATTGTATCCTCTTGCGCGATAAAGTCATTGTTGTGCATGTCGTTCGTCAGGTAGATATTGGCGTAACCCACCGCCTTCCCGCCGCAACGCAGCACGAAATTGAGTAGCCAGCCGCCATCAGCGGCTTTCCTGTATTCCTCAATGCGCGGGTTATAGGCCGACATCGGCACGCCGGTAGCCTCGATACGCTCCCTCATGGCCGCGTAGTGCTGGCGGTACAAAGGCTCCAGCTCGGCGTAGTTACGATAGGCATGCTCAAGGGAGACGGTGTATGCCATCTAAATTACGGCTCCTGGCTCCATTACGACATCCGTAGAAATCCACTGCATCGAAGCGCCGTCCAAGTTCGCCTGAATATGCGGTGCCCCGGCATACCCGACGCCTGTAGACCCCTGCCACAAGGCCGACACGTTCAGGGTGCTAGACCACGTATCTTCGTCCCACTGCGCCGTATCCCATACAGCGCCTGAGAATGTCGCAGTACCGATAGCTGACGCTGGAGCTGTCTGGTCAAAATCTACGTTCATATTCGCGTTCACTTGCTGCGTTGAATTGATGAGCAGCATGGGCCGAATCATGGTGAATCGTTTTAGCTGTCCGCGCGATCCGAAGTAGTTGAAGGCTTGCAGGCCGTCGATAAAGATTGAACCTCCGGCGTCCTCCGCTGTGTCCCAAGCCTGTCCTACAAAGTCGCTGCTGCCAAAATACAATTCATCGTTGAACAACTCGAAGCAGGTTGCATTCCAGCCGGTGAAATTGCACCATGCTCCAGTGATCGTATTCATCACGTACTGCTGCTGAGAATCGGTAGCCGTCACCGGCACATTCATCACCAGCATATTCTGACGCGGGAACGGAATTACCTGCCAGCCGAAATTGCCGCCGAAATCGACCACCGCCTTGGTCATCTGCGACCGGATTTTATCGGTGAGCGCAACGCGCGGATTGAGGCGCGAGGATTGCAGCGCCCCGGACATTGGAATTAAACCGTCCTGCGTGATGATGAGCAATTCTCCGGCCCATTTGACAAAGCAGCGCCGCCCGACCGGGGAGCCGATCCACCAGACGCCTACGAGCGCCCACGTCGAGGCGCTGGACGGGTCTGTGCCGCGATATACCAGAACTTCGCCCTCGGACGTGATGAACACCGCTAGATCGTCAACGCCGTAGCCAGCGTCGATAGTCCACGTTCCCATCGCCATCAGGTAGCCACCGCGCGTACAGAATGCGCGCAAGTCCAATGCAGCAGCCGCGCCGGTAATGGATTGTGTCGGTAGATACCACGCGCGTAGAGTATTGGCTTCAATGAACCACACGCGGTTTTTGTGCATGTTGATGTGGATCAGATTCGCTGCTGTGACCCCGGTAATGCTCGCACTCTGGTCTACCCATGACGTGCCATTATAGGTATAGACGCCATCAGCACCATTGCACAGTTCGATGAACGTCCCGGCAGCGGTCGCCAAGTTGATGTACTGCCAGCGCGAATTCGTAAGCCCTGTAACCTCGGCAGCGCCGATAGCGCCGCCTGCCGTGGCATCGAATATCTCGCCGCCAGCAATGGCGAATAGTTCGCTCGTAGCCCCACCTTGGTACTGCATCAATGTCTCTACAGCCGCGCCATAGCCTGTCGAATGCTCCGTGTAGCCAGAACGTACATTCACCGATGTATTGCTGGGAAAGAGATTCGTCAGCGTTACGGCATCGTCCTCGGCCATGTCGGCGAGGGAGTCGCGAGCGTTCCAACCACCAACAGGAGCCGGTAGCGATACCGACGTAGCGCGGTTGCGCTGGAACATCGGCGGGCGCGAGACCACGCCTGTTGCTCGTTGCGCTTGTGTGCGCCTAAGAGCCATAACCAGAATCGGGTATGTTGTTGAACCCGATCAACACGCTTCCTGGCCTCGGTGCCATCGAAAGGTTCGGAGCCATGCCGTCGTGGGCCTTCGCGGAATCCAACTGCATCATGTAGTCCCGATACAGCGCCGTAGTATCGAAGCCCTTAACCTCGAAATACTTGAGCTTGATAATTGCTCGCATGAGCGGGTCAGGGAAAATGCAGGTATCGGTATCGACCGTAAATAATTCCTTGGTTGGCGCTGGCGTGGCCGCAGCCGTAACGAGAATCCAGAACTTGCTTACGTACTCGTAGGAAAGGATTTCCTCAGCGCCGAGCGGGGGCCAAATCTGGAAGTAACCGCCCATCTGCCAATAGCGGATGCGGGGCCCAGTCGAGATATAGCCGGAGCGCAGCCACTCGCGCTGCTGCGACGTTTGCGGCCCAAGCAGGTTCCAGTGCTTCGACTTGTCCCAATGTGTGTAGTCCACCATGCGATCAAAGTCGCTCGGCAACGCAAATAACACCTTGGAGAACGTGAAGGTCTGCGTTGTAGCAGTCACCGTGGCTTCCTGATTGATTACCACCGTGCTACCGGCTGGCGCTGCGTTGATACGCGAGTCCTGCGGAATACCGTTGCCAGTTACCGCAAAGGTTACGTCCAGGCTTGCGATGCTGGACATGTTCGTAAGGCTCGTACTGCCGTCCGTGGTATCACCTGTATAGGAAAACGTTGTCGCCTCGAAGATGTACTGCTTTACCGCAGCCTCCCACTCGTTCTGCCGAAGCAGATCGCCGCCAGATGAATTGACGAGCGCAAGAGTCTGCACCACGTCCTGATTCGTGTTCCCGATTACCGTAGTCGGATTGCCTGAAGTTGCCACGCCCATCCCTTGCAGCGTCGTCTGGAACAATGACAGGAGCGTGGAGTTAGCCATTAGCTGCCTTTCTTAGGAATATGCAACGTGTCCGCCTTCGCGCCAGCAACCGGCAGCAACGCTTCCAGTCGCGCTAGCCTATCTTTCATCTCCGCCAGTTCCTTATCTTTCGCTTCCATCTCGGCCTTGTAGTCCGCTCGGTTACGCTCTTTCAGCGCGACTCTAGCCTGCTCACGCAGACCGATCCCGCCTAGGCCAAGGCGCTGAATCTGCGAGTCCGAGGCCCCTGCAAGCTGCTCCACTGTCTGAAAGCGCAGATGCCGCAACTCGTGAATCTGCGTATCCTTGCCCTTCAGCACGGGCCACTCCTCGATCTTCCAGCCCGGAACCTCGCTGGATGCGCCTTCCAGCAAGCCCTCCCTGATCTGCCACGCGAGCCACTTCTGCGGCCAGCGCGCCTTGTGATCGTCGCGTACCGCCGTCTCATGGATCGACGTGTTATCGCCGGGGCGCATGATGCGCACGTAGGGTGTTTTCTTGCCTCGTACCTCTTTGCCTTGAACCTCAGACTGCCACTTGGACACCGGCTCTTTCCAGAAGAATTCAACGTGCAGCAGTGAATCCGGGTTGATCGGGTTTACGAACTCTGGATTAGCTAGATCGCTTGCAAGCATGTGTATGCTCCTCTAATTAAACGTGCTGCCACAGGATTGTGGCTTTCCTAATCCAACTATGAAAAAAACATTTCGCCCATATTTCAAAATCAGTTTTAATCCCTAGTGTTGCTGCGATATGTGGGATGAGTCCGTCACCGTGTACGATGTATTTGATACCTTCAAAATTAGAAAACTTAGGTATCAAATGTTTGAAATCCTCCGCTTGCTGCGTCATCCAGGGCGCAGTAGAGAATATCCGCCCGTTACATTTCACCGCCATGTGACGCTCGTTGGTCGTACTTTTGCTGATATGCGTCTCACCATTGGCAAATGAACTATCAACGCCGTAGATGTGTATTGTTTTATATCCCATAGGAAGTGCGAGCACCATTGCGCGCGTGACAGCAGCACTACCTCCTATCACCATAGGTTCCATTCTATTGTTGGCTTCCAGAATGTCCTGTATTTTTTCGTCACCAGCCGCATGCCAGCAGACAAGCTTGCATCCTTCTATCCTATTAAATGCTTCTGGCGGACAGCGTGAAGCAAAGAGATAAGTAATCCTTGTATCTCGCACAACGAATTGCATGATGAGTGGATCAGCATCAAAGCACATCATGTATTGCGGGACAACACCATTTTCTAAAAGGAACTTGCACGCAGAATTACAGGCGATGATGTCGCCTTTGAACTTCTTCAGTTTGTGCCAATTCTCTTTTAGAGAAGGGCCGCTGCCAACAATGGCAACAGCCCCGGACTTCGTTCCGATCAATTCATTGAACGGGATGTAATCCCGCATCAACGCGCTTTCGATATTCGCGCTGATATCTTCAACGCTATTAGCAAGCGCACCGTGAATAACTAGCGGCAACCACCCAACATTCGGGAGATATACTTTATCCACGGTTAACGGATCAGAGTATTTCATTAGCTTACGAAAGCGGCTGCACGCTACGAGGATACGTGAGCGTAGCCCGCGCGACGGAAGCTGCTGCGGTACTCGCCGAAGTCGTAACCCAGAGGCCCAAAGCGGTCGCCCCAACACCAACAGCAGCGGCATTTTGCAGCCGTCCACTATTGGTACTGAATGCCGCTCCACCGCTCGCCAGAGCAGTTACAGTGCCAGTGCAAAGCACGTACAGGTTGCGCCCATACGTAGCGACCCAGCCGAATTCCGACTGGTTGATCTGCGCCTGTGCAGCGCCGATCATCTGGCCTTGCGATCCGCCCGTGAGTTGCGCCGTAGTAAGAACCTTCGCGGTACCCGTAGGCAGAATGAGAACGAGCGCACCCGTAATCAGGGTAGAAGTCGCCTCGATGTACTGATAACGCGCGCCATCGGTCGTGTCCGCGACCGTGCCGAGCGCAAACAGTGCCGAAGCATCGCTCGCATTGAGATTTGCCCCAATGAGGCTTGAAACAATGGTTTGATTAGCCATGTTGGCTCCTTAAGCGATCAGCACGCCGCTGAACTGAGGACCGCTGGAAGTCATGTTACCCGCCCAGCCCATCAGCTTCACGATAGCGTCCTGGTTCACTGACTGGCGCTCGCCGCCAATCGGTACGAAGTTGCGATCCCGGTGCGGCCGGAAAAAGATGTAGTTCGTGTTCAGCGCCCACATATGCGCGGCAGTAGCGCCGCCCGTGGTCCCTGCGGTGTTTACCGCGCCGTTGACGCCAGAACCCATCACCACATCTGCAGCCATGCCCCCGCCGTAGAACTTCAGCGACGGGAATCCCGCGCCTGCGGTCGCGCCGCCATCTGCGCTGGAAATGCGCTGGATGGCCTGCAGCGAATTGACGTAGAACGAAAAGTACGTCGAATCCGCGACCCACAGATCAGGCTTGTCGCTTCCGCGAACGAGGGACAGAGCCAGCGTCGTCATGTACTGCTGGATGTTCGCCGCGCTTACCGCCGCGCCGCCATCCGATGCTCCGCTGTAGCTCTGCGACTGCCAGAACGTCCAAGTTGCCCGGTCGATGCCGCCGTAAGTGCCGCTCGTGGGCGTGTCGGGTACTGCGAGGGCAAGTCCCGTAAGATTCTTGCCGCTATTGCCGGTGCCGTCCTGATAGCAGTCGTAGTCGATGCGGTTGGCGAGTTGCGCTTCCGCAACCTTCATACGGCCTTCCATCAGGTCGATGATGGCTTCCTTGCT